TTCCAACACCAACATTTTCAAATGTTCCAAAATTAGTTCCATCATTTACAGAAATTTCACCAGTAGATCCTAATGTATATTCTGCAGAAAGTTTTGTTGGTTTGATATCTGATTGAACATCGCTGATTGCAACTCTATTATCAGAGAAATACATACCATGGTTTTTATGATTAACCTTAATATGTAATCCATCGGTATCAGTAACAATATTTTGAATTGTGTTACCAACACCTACAGCATCTTTAAAGTTAAACTGAGTTGTAACTCCTGCACTGTTAATATACATTAGTGTGTTGCCGATACCAGTCAAGAACTCACCTTGAACATTTTCAAAGATCAGTTCACTTGTCATACCAATACCAGTAATTGTAAGTCTGGAATTTCTACCAACTGTTGCAATACCGATTGTTGAAATACCAACAACATCACCTACCTGATAACCAGAACCACCATTGGTAATTGTAGCAACACCTATTGCTCCAGCGTTCACAAACACGTCTGCGACAGCTCCACGTCCATTACCACTTAAAGTGACTAAATTAACACTACTAAAGGTTCTAGATCCCGTAGAGGGGGTATAACCGATACCTGGATTAGAAACTGTGATACCCGTAGCTTCTGCTGCTACACCAACTAAATCACCACTTGCTTGAGTTCCTAACTGGAAAAATGTATTACCGATTTGATATCCAGTATCACCAGTCGTGGTTCCAAGTCCGCACCTAATTTTCTTAGAATTTAGGACAAGTGAATCTGGTAAGAGTCTTGGAATCATTCCATTACCCTTTGTAAGTTCTGGACTGTAGAGTTCTACAGTTCCACTTTCAATGAAGTCTGCTCTATAAAGAGTAAACTTAAGATCTTCCCACTGACTGGGATTCCACGTAGATGCGTTTTGTGATTTAAATAGTGAACCAAGATATGGTTGGTTAGAAATAAACGTGTCAGTTAAAGTGTCATTTTCACCAATACGTGAAATATAAACGCTATATTTGGTAGAGTTAGATAAAAGACATATGGCGTAGTCAGTATTACTACCTTCAAGATATACTGGTGCTTTAAATTCAATAGTGGTTGCTACAGAACCATCAGCAGAAGTCGTAATATCTTCAGGAGGAATAACAATCTCAGAGAATGGAATTATTCTTTGAGTTGGACTACCATTTGCCATTGTTCTTAACTGGAAGACAAGAGGTATATCCATGTCATCCTTAGATGCAAAGAAAATATCACATTTTGTTAAAAATACACCAGTTTCATCTTCAACTAGGAATGATTGAGCAAGTGGGTCACCCCAATTTCTCCTTGGTGGTGGCGGTGGTGGTGGGGCGAAAAATACTGAACTTTGTCTAAGAACTCTAGCAGATACAACTTGAGTACCAAGGTCTCTGCTAACGCTTCTATCTTGAAATTCTTGTCTACGTTCAACTCTTGCATTTCTTACAGCGACAATATTTTCTTGAACTGTCTCAAGAGTTCCTGCAGAAGTAAATGCTTCCTCTGAGATTGTGTTACAAAGGTCTTGATTATTGTCAGGATCATTTGTCAACGTAAATGTCTTTGTTCCTGTTTCAAATTCTGGGAATGAAGTAGAGTTTGGATTTGGAATAAAGAAACTACCTGTTAAATTAGCAGCAAGATCGGATAATAATTTTACATCTGTTATTGTTGCCTGTGCTCCACTAGAACCACCAGTCAAAACCATACCGGGAGCAACGAATCCAAAGAAATCACCTTGTGCCTCAGCAGCAAGTGAGAATGTATCAACATTCAATATTTCTGAGGTTGAGGAATAAGATCCAGAAAGTGGAGTATTTTTATAAGGATTATCTCTGAATGTTGCTGTAGGGACATCATAGGGTCCTTCTCTGTGATTTGATTGTGCAACCCTAAAAGTAATACTTGCTTGAGTATTAGCAATGTCTTGGTCTAACCCTGTTCTGTTCATTCTTCCAGTTACAGTCTCACCAACTGCAAATGTTCCAGAAACCATGCTAATTTCAAGAAGTTTTGGAACACAGAATCTTGTGACATCTTCTCCATCAAAGAACGCATACATTCTAGTAAGAGGTTTCATTCTCTTAGAAACAAATTCAATGTTTCTAGATCTCATGAATGGAATAATGTCTCTACTTACAGTTCTGTCACCAACAGACTCTCTGTCGATTTGTTCAGTCACAACTGTTCTTAAACCAGTTCTCTCTTCAATACCAGTTTCAATTACATTTTCAAGAGTATCTTCAATTGTTCTTCTTATTTCTTGTCTTCCACCGGAATGGAACCTATTTTCAACAGTGTTTCTTACTCTTGTACTTCTAGTCGCAGTTCTACCTGTCCAGTTAGTTTCCCAAGCATTCCAAACAATTGGTGCCAATCCAGTTTGTGGATCAAGATTTTCTGTGCGGGCAAGCAACTCAAGAGTTGAACTGTAATCTCCTTCAACATCAATAATTTTTGCTCTTAATCTTGCAGTATCTACCCAGGTGTCAGAGGCTGGGGTCAGTTCCATTGAACCTTTCCAGAAACTTATCAAAAATGGTGTTACACTTTCAGTTCTAGTGGCAAAAGATTGTTTTAACCATTCAACTTCTGCATAATCTAGAGTTATCACATCATTTTGTTTCCTTACATTATTACCTTCAATTGATGCAAAATTTAAATCTGCAGTTGTGTCATTATTAACTACAGGTCCATTAATTAAATCAACCAAGTTTGTATAGTGAGTTGGTCTAGTTTCTTTTTTCTCAATATCAATACTATTTTTGATAAATCTTTCTTCTTGAGGTGTAAAAGAAGCAAAATTATCAACAAAGAATCCAGACTTAAATCGGTTTAAACCATCAGCATCAGCAACAAAAAGGTTTGCTGTATTAGTTTCAAGCATCGAGAGCGATGTATAATACTCAAGATTTTTAATCCTATCTTCAAGTTTATTGATATCTTGCATTCGATATCTCTTATGCGAGGTATATCTTAGAGATGCCTGAGAAAGATTATACAAATATGGGGGTAGGACAACTTCACAGATTTCTATTGCATCATCAACGACACTAGGCGGTTCTGGTCTATCTGATGGAATTCCATACTTAACCTGGAAAACTCCGTCTTTTGTCAAGAAAATTCTATCGATTCTTCCAAGATAGTATGCAAAATCAATAAAGATAGACTCGTTTGAAGCCAAAATGTTCTGGGCAGAATCACCAGAACCAGTAAATACTCTTCCTAAAAATTCAAGTGGTGATCTATCACCTTCAGATACACTTGCAATAGAACTTACTCTTGGTCTAATGTCAATAATATCACTATTTTGCACATCAACTACGTGACCAATCTCTGATGTGTAATTAAAGTTGTCATAAGAACCAACTGTGGTAATGTCACCGTCATCTGTGCTTTCGTATGAAGCACTCTTATAATAAACTCTTAATTTTCTTGTAGGTTCAGAGGAGTCTTGTTTTCTTCTAATCTGTCCATAATCATAGAAAGTCTGTTCTTGACCGTTTGTGAATACAAAGTTAGTAGAAACATCAAAACTAGAGGCGTCAACTGAATTTACAACAGCGTTAATTCCAGTCTCTGATGAAGTTATTGTTTCACCCTCACTAAACAAAATATCATTCTTATAAACGAAGGAAATTTTAGAATCAACAATTGAAGTCTTCTCAGCAATAATTGCAGATGCGCCAGAATCTTGACCAATAATTAATTCACCGACTGTAAATTCATTAATAGTTGAAGAAGAACTAGTGATTGATTGTAAAGTGAGTGTCGGAGCAGAAGGATTTGATGTATCTGCAGATTCAAAAATTCCATGAATTTCAATTACATCAGGAGCATTAAGTGAAATTTTTTCATCTTGGACTCTAGTTCCAAAAGGATAATTTCCATAGGTAAGTCCATCATTAAGTGTTGTTGTTCCAATACCAGAACCAACATTTTTTGATTTATCAACAATGATAGACTGAACTCTATTTCTTACTTTAATTTTTGCTTTTGGTTTTCTCTTTCTAAGAGTAGCGATCAAAGTTGATCCAGTATCATTAGTACCAAGACCGTTGATTTGAAGAGTGCTTTTTCCTCCAGGAGCAGTAATGGTAAATTTGTCAGCAGTTAATTCTTCAGTTGTTCCATCCTCTCTAATAAGTGAATATCTTTGAGGAGTGAATGGTAAAAACACCTCATTGTCATCAGCAGTAATTGTGCTGGATAATTTATTGCTTGCAATATTGACGTTAAACGTTTTTCTTATTGTTAAGATAGCGTCAGTAAGATTTACGCTTTCAACATTTGATTTAGGAAGTCTCGTATATAAAGAATTATCAGTTGACGGATCAAGAGGCGTAGTCAATACTTTAAAATCAGTTACATCTGTATTGGCAGACGGTAATTTACCACCAAAAATTCCAGTTACAGTAGTAACACCTACAATTTCAATATGAGAAGAACCGACGCTTACAACTCTACCAGCGATAGGATCATTATCATCACCTATGACTGATGCAAGGTCACTATATTGAATCAGACTATTCAGTTTAATCGCTGTTCCTGGGAACAAAGGATTAGTACTGGTTACTGTACTGATTCCTCCTTGATCTCTTGGGGTAATTCTTGCAACACCAACATCAAGAGCAACTGATTGAACAGTATCAGCACTAAATGTGTGAATTCCAGTTGTTCCATCTGTAGTTCCAAATACAGACTTTATATCTCCAATACCATGAGATGTCGCAGCGATTGCAATTCTACCATCTAATATTCCATCAAAGAACAAAGGTTCATTTGCAATGAACTCACCTTGTGTTTCATAAAGAGTAACGGTTTTGCTATTAGATACTGCTGATCTAATGAATGCAGTTGCGCCACTTCTTTGTCCCTTGACAAATGTGGGAACAGAGAGACTGGTTGCTTGATTTAATGTCATTGTAGTAAATGACTGAACATCATATAGAGAGATACCCCACTGATTTAAATCTGCATTTGCAGTGTCATACGCACCTGATTCAATTTTAAAGTCGTAAACTCTTGCTAAACCAATCTCATTTCCAGGAGCAGTTTCTGCACTTGTCCCAACTCTCTGATCTCTAAGACTTAAAACATAAGTGCTACCAATGCCAACAGATGGAGTTCTATGAACATTATCAAGTTTAAGAGTTGATCCTGTGTTATAAATTATTGTCTGATCTTCAATTGTTTTTGTAGTTCTTGGTTTATCAACATCTAAGTAAGTTGAATTAATAGTTTCAATATCATAACCTCTTACAAACGCTCTTCCAGATGACAGTCTGTACAGTGCAAGATCATCTGAAGGGGCAGATCCACCATATGTGAATTGTCCAGCATTGTATATTCCACCATTCCCTTCATTATTATTCAAAGACTCCTTTAACGTAACATCAAAAGGTCTCACATAGTAATCACCAGATTCAGCAAATGTTCTTCTCGCTAGAACATCTCCAATGTCATCATATCCAGGACCTGCTCCGTTAAATCCTGTTTTTTTGGTGACCGTTCGTAAAACTCCATTTACGACAGTTGCTAACTCAACAAATGATCCATCATCAAAATTATCTAAAGATTTTTTAATTAATGATGTGCTAATTTTAAGTCTATCTGCACCAGGTGCAGCATAGTTATTAAATCCCTGAGAATTATCATTTAGAGTTTCATCTAAATCTGCTGTAATAATCTCTTCATTAACAAATAGACCAATCCTATAATTAGGATTAGTTCCATATTGATCAAGAACTAAAGTCTCTGTATCAACATTGACAAAGTTGCCTCTAATAAAATATACACCATTTACAATGGAAAAAGCAGATCCAGTTTGTGCAGCATCATTTGATAATGTGACTCCAAAAGGAGCTCCAGCACTGATTGTGCTGTTGCCTAAGAGACCTGAGGTGATGATTTCATTACATGCTAATTCCTCACCATCACTAAAATTTTGAGTTGAGTTATTAGTCGTACTTGAATCCAAGTAATTAATATAAAGCGTTAAATTACCTCTCTCCGAATCCTCTGGAAGAAGAACAGAATCAACGAAAGCAGTCACACCTGATGTGAGACCAGTAATCTTAGTACCAACAAGTTGTTCTGCGTATGCAGATACGGGCACTCCTTGAAATGTGTTAACTAACTGAATACAATAATAAAACCTACTATATGTTGTATTACCCGGAATTACCTTTTCACCCTCTTTAAAGAAATGCTGACCAAATCTTTCGACTTGGTTTTGCAGAATCGATTGAAGAGATGTTAGTTCCCTAGCCTGGACAGCGTATCCAGGTTTAAACAGCACCTTATGAAAATCATTAGATGGATCAAAGTCATCAAAATATGGTGCTACGTTGAGGTTCGTCTGCTGTGGCATAATTCTTTAGAACTGCAAAACAATTTTGATATCTTCTTTTTGGTTTGATGACCTTGTTATTGATGGTCTGTTATCAACATAAACAATGTTACCTGCATATTTTTTCACTTCTGCAGGTGCAATACCATCCGTAAAAGTAAGACCAAGATTATATGTCCTACTATTTATTGTGGTTTGAATACCGCTAAAGTTAGTGTCAATTTGCAAATCCACACCAGATGTAGGAGTGATTGTCAAACTACCTCCAGTTCCTGGAGCAGATGTAAATTCTGTTAAATCAAATCCATAAGTAGGAGTCGTTTGAGCAGTTCCAACAGTGTTGAATCCTGCAACAGTTCTATCTTGCCAATACTTTAACACACCAGTTGTTTGATTATAACTAATGACTCGACCCTGAGCAGTTGTTCCAGTTGAAACAGTTTGAGTGAAATATGAGTCTGCAGTAAAAGCAGCAGAACTGTATCCTGCTCCTGCTAATCTTAAAGCACCAACTGCACTTGCTTTATCAGCAGACAATAAAGTGTCTGACGTTGTTCTAGGATTTTCTACAAGACCAACTCTGGCAATTTGATTTCCTGTGATAAAATCAGGATTATCATTATCGTTTTCAATTCTAGAGTAAAGAAGAACATTTGTTGCTCCCAATTCTCTGTAGATATCGGCACCATGACCACCTTGAGGAGATATAATAACATCAAAAGTAGGTCTAGTTGTTCCAGTTGGAACGTTTCCTGCCGTTAAGTCTACATTACCATAAGTATATCCAGATCCTTGATTAGTTATTGTGACTGAATCAACCCTTTGATCATTTGTGGTCACAATAGTGCATTCTGCACCAGTTCCATCACCTTTGATAGGAACATTAGCATAACGTGTAGCACCTACAGGTCCAACACCTGCTCCTCTATCAGTGATAGTCGCAACTTTAATTGAACCATCAACAGCATTATCCCTTACAAGTGCATCCTCAGTATTTGATTCCCAATTTAAAGGAACGGGCATAAAAGCAGTTGCTTCAAACTTTACAATGTCACTGGGTTTGATTGAATAAAGATATTTCCAAAGATAACCATCACCACTTGTTCCTGCTGCTCTAGGTTCTAAATCAATATGGGTAGGTTCATCTAAAGATGGTTTACCATTTGGCGTATCAGGAGTCGTCCCGTTTTGAATACAAATATAAACTCTAAAATCACTATTAATTACATAATATGAGGCAGCGTATAAATTGGTCGCACCACTAACTTTAGCAGTATTAGTTCTACTGTAATCATGACGATACATGTCATAAGTTGTACCTGAGGACCAATTCCTTTTGGTGACAACTTGCCTAACATCAGATGCGTTTATCTTCTTTAACGCAACCATAGAATCCCAATATTGATTCTCATCATCAAAACTATCTTTTGGTGATGGAGGGTCTTGATCCCACGTAGAACTATAATCAGTTGCGTTTGTCAATCCAATGAAAGAATAATATGCATTAGTAGATGTGGTTACACCTGCAATAAAATTCTTAGCGTTTAATATCCT